AAAGAGTGTGAATACAATAATAAGGAATAGTATTGTTAACAATGTTCCAACCCATACGTTCATATCAGCCCTCACTATAGTATGCGTGTTCACCGAAAGGTGGGACAATGCTTTCAGAACCGTGAATGATAAACAAACTATCACAATAACTTTCGTCACCCCAACTATCCCAAGGTAAGCCGTCAGTAAACATAATAAACTTATCAGGCTCAATATCATTATCTTTCATAAACTGATAGTTGATATCAAAGTCAGTACCACCGCCACCGATAATCTCGTACTCTTTAAGTTCATCGGCATTGTACGGGTCAAACTCTTTATAACCCTCGCCATTTACTTCGGTATCAAAAGTCCAAACACGAATTTTGAAGTCTTGGAACTGTTGCATAATGCCAGACATTTCACCAAGAAACTCTTCAATCATAGTAGATGAAATAGAACCAGAAACATCAAGTGCGATTGCAACATCAATCTTTTCTTCATTTTTTGAACCAGGAAGATAAACACCCATTGATTGTGATTTACGAGATTGTCTCATAAATGTGAAATCACTTTTCAAAAGACTTTGAATTGAAATGTTAAGAAGTTCACGCCAATCCATTTTAGGATTAGTCATGCCATTTATAATTCTTTTAACATCACCAGGAAGAGTACCGGCATCAGTTGATTGTGCCGCTTGTATTACAGCCTGTTTCATCTGGTCTTTAATCGCTTGGGCTTCTTGCTTAGAAACTTTGATAGGAGCACCACGACCAGTTGGGTCATTCTTGCCGTCACCGTTACCGTCACCAAACATGTGCTGGTCTAATGTTTCTTTATCATCACCCTCGCCAGTTTCTTTAAGGTGTTCATAAATCTCTTCGGTGTAACTCCTGTAATACTTTCGGTCATGTAATGCCATCTTTGGCATAACACCAACACGTGATTCGACTAGGGCTTGATTGACTTTATAGTCAGCCGCAATATTCCAAAGTTTCATGTCACGTGAATTTTCTTCCATGTCCATCAAACGACCATACTCACCACAGTGTTCATATACACAGTGAAGAACTTCGTGACCAACAACGAAATCAATTTCTTCTGATGTCATAGTTCGGAAGAAATCACAGTTGTAATAAAAATGTCTGCCGTCAGTAGCGGCTGTAGGACACCATTCTGCCTCAACTAATTTCAATCGAGTAGCAAGTGTACCGAAAAATGGGTGACGAATAAGAAGGCGAACACGACTACTCACAATCATTTCTTTGACTTTTTCGTCAGTATAATCAAATACTACAGGTTCTGGTAGAGTATCATCTACTTCAATACCATTAGCGGCTAGAACATCATCTAATGCACTATCTAATTCGCTTTCTGTGGCTACTTGTTTTTGTGGTTGACCCATATCTTATTCCTCTTATCTTTAACTATACTTATAGTATACACCAAAACGAGTATTTGTCAAGTTTTGATGCATACTTAGTCCCACTGTGGACGCTCGTAATATCTAGTTACCACATCATTAGCATCTATCCATAATGAACTACCAGCAACTTTATGCATGGAGTCTACTAACTGTTTCATTTCAGCCATAAACAACTTAGCAAATGGTTTATCAAATATCTGAATAGTAACAGAGTTATCTATCATATCAGCCAACTTGATGAACTGTGCTTCTGCTGGTGCTTGTGCTAATCGGTCTCTATCTATGCCTTTTCGAACAGCCCTATTGCCATCTTCTGGCTTAGATGTATCAGTTAACCACCGAACTAGTTCAGCAATATCATGCCCAAATAAAGCATTGATATCAGCCAAAGTATGTGGTGTATCTTCTACTACATCGTGTAATAAAGCGGCTGCCTGCTGGTCCAACGACCCACCATGCTTCTCTACTAATCTAGCGACAGCCATTGGATGGACTATATAGTCCTCGCCAGTGTATTTTCGCTTCTGGCCCTTGTGTGCTAGATTGGCAAAATGGAATACTGATTTTATATCTATTTCACTCATAATTTATATCCTTTATATAGCAAGTATTAATTTCATTTCATTAACAATGTCTTTATATACTGCAATCTTTTTCTCAATAGCATACTTCTTCATTTTTACTGATGAAGTGTTACCAGAAAAAGTCTTAAGAAATATTTCTAACTTTTTAATTTCATTTTCATACTGTTCTAACATTGAAGTGACCTCTCTTATTTCTGATTATGTGTATAATATAACATGATTCTGTGGTTTGTCAAGTTTTGGCTCTATAAATCTGCTACATTTAAAATTCTAACGTAATTAACTCTAGTTTCGTTAATCGTGTCTTCTTTCCAAGCAGTACCTAGTGATTTCACTTTACATGAAACCTTAACATTCTTTTTACTGTTTGCTAAATCATCATTAGTAGTAAAGAAACTAACTCTATGGTCGTCAGTAGTAATAGCACTCACCATGTAACCTGAGCCACCAAATGCGGTCTCTGCCAAGTATTTTGACCTAAGTATTTCAATCTCTGTTATTATCTTCTCACCAACTTCACCGAGATGTCCAGTATGAAAACTTCTTTCACGGAGTTCATCATTTTTTACTGCATTATCATAGTAAGTAGGAAGATAAGCCGCAACACCTATTATCTGTGCTAATGAATCACTGTCTGCACCTAAGAATGTAGCAATACTACTTTCAAATTCAGTTAAAGTATCAGCAAGTATCTTAAAAGAAAACTCACCTTCTAAGTATCTCATTATGTCTGATGCTTTTTGTCGGTCTTCGTCAAGTATTAAATGTGGATAACTCACCAAAATTGAAGCAAGAATGTCTTTATTACTGAAAGCAGTCTTCACAAATTCACCTTCAACTATATCAAAAGTCCCACCGGCTTTAACATACTTCGAATTGAATTTATTTGCCACTACGGCTGCCGTAAGAAGTTCATCTTTAGAAAATGAATACGGACTGTCCGATGATTTTATATTATGTATAATCTCAGCACCATTGGTGAAGTCATATTTACCAAAGTAAACAACGACTTTTGATTCTCTTTCAAGGGTGTAACTATGTTTGTTCGATGTGTCTATCATAATATCTACTTCTTTATTAACTTATATAAAGAGTATAACACATTTTGCAATCTTGTCAAGTTTTTGATAACAAAATACATGCATTTGTCCCACCAAATCCAAAACTATTACACAGTACTGAATTAACTTTATGTGATATGGTAGTTGGTGTATATTTTATATTATAACCATCTTCTAGTTCATTTATGTTTAAAGATGGAGTAATAATGTCATTTTCTAGTGAAAGTACGCTTAAAGCAGTCTCTATGGCACCGGCAGCCCCCATTAAGTGACCAATTTGCGACTTATTTGCTGTTACCCATACATCTTCTAGTCCTAATCTATTGATTGCATCCACCTCAATATAATCGCCCTTAGGGGTAGATGTTGCATGTGCATTGATTAAGTCTGGTGTGCGATAAAACAGTGCATCTTTCATACATTTTTCTATCATAGTCCCATCTGGATGCGGAGCAACAGCCTGGAATGCATCGTTATTCATTGCATATCCAGATATCTCTGCTATTGTATCTTTTGTCTTAGTTTTTGATAATAAAAATAATGCACCACCCTCACTGAGAACTAGTCCGTCTCTATCTTTATCCCATGGACGACTTGCTATTTCAGGAGTTTCATTGTACTTTGTTGACAATGCTCTTAGTTTACCGAACTGTTTATATGCATCCTTATAAATCGAATCATCAAATGCACCAGCAATTATGTTATCGGCTTGTCCTGTTTCAATCATCATACAACCCATAATGATACTGTACAGTCCTGTAGAACACGCACTAGACAACATTGTACTTGGTCCTGTAAAACCATATTTAATATTGATATTGTTTGATATAAGATTTGGGGTGAATGTATAAGTGTTGACATTCTTATTTTCACTTGCTCGTAGAGGTTCGTTATACATACTAAGGGCAGTTGATACAAGAACACCAGTTCTGTCTTTTTCTAAATCTTGTTTGTGTAATAATTTATCTGCTGATGATAATGCCCATTGCATATACGATGGCATTTTATCTTGTTCTCTTTCAGTTATGATAGGATGGTTTTCAGCATTAAACTTAACCTCACCTGAAACCTTAGACCTGATGCTCTTATCATGTGAAAATTTAGTAAGAGGACCGTAACAAACTTCATCATTTGTTATTGCCTTCCATGTGTCTTCTAGGTCACCAAAAGGAGTTAGACCACTAATTGCGTTAATATATACTGTCATTTGTATTTTATCTTTTCCATTGTCGCAAAGTCTCTTACATTAAATCTCCAAATATCTTGTAGTGTATTGTAACTTGGAAAGTCTTTATGTATTCTAGTTGCTTTGTCACCTATCTTAAAAAACTTGTCAGCATATTCGTGGACTTTAAACATTGTGCCACTTCTATCTGTGTCGTTTTTTGGTGAGTTGGTAGTTCCTATAATATCTGTAGCACCCATTTCTAAACACCAATCTATTTGAACTGGCATAAAAACTCCAAATGCAAAGTTGTGTTGCATCTTTCTAGCCGACACAGAAGGCGATGCCATTCCATTATATGCCTTCATTGTAGCCATTCTACTTAATATAATAAAACAGTTAGAATGTAAGTGTGGAAAATAATGGGCACCACTCATGCTGATAATCTTATCTTTATGATAAACAAGCCACCACTTTTCTAAGTTACCCCATTTGCCAAGTTTCAATGCTTTAAAACTTGCGTTATTGGTGTAACCTTCTCGGTCACATCGCTTACAGAAATCTTCTAAATCACTCTGTAGACTTGGGTCATATTCTACAAGATTAAATTCAAAACTATTCTTACCTATAAATGTTTTAACTATCTTCATCTTGTGGTTTTAAACTTTCTTCTAGTACTTCACTATGAGTTCTATCACCGAATAACATTTTCTTATTCCATTCATAGGCGTTTGGTGCATATATTCCATTTCGTTTACTAGATTTTCTTAACCATTCAAATGATTCGTTTGCTTTCTCTAATAAGTCTGGACGAACATGAAGTTCAACATCATCATCAAACTTGTCCATAGAAACGGCTACTTGTGCCCACATATAATCTGGTACACCTGATTCTGGTGTGCATCTAGGATTTCTATACTGCTTCCATATTTCTTCTTTATGATTTTCATCAATGCCTCTTTGGTGTTTTTTAGCCCAGAAAGGTGTATCAGTTCTGTCACTTAAAGTATAGTGATAGTCTACAAATTTTGTTATGTTATCGAACAGCCAATTCAGGTTACTATTATATGCCTTGATTGATGCTTTGCCAATCACTTCATCATTTTCATCTGCACGTGAAATAATTCGTTCAACCATTTTCATACCAGCCTGTGCTAGTGCTAACACGTTTGCTTCCATAGGTTCAATCATTCCACCAGTCATTCCGATTGATACTACATTGTTATTCCATTGCGTATCGTATTTACCAGCATCCCATTTTATATGTCTAGGTTCTCTTATAAACTCGTGACCTTCCCAATACTTTTTATACTTCTTCATTGCATCTTCTGGAGATATCTCACTAGCATCAAATATATAACCTGAACCCATTCTATTATATAATGAAATGATAAACAACCAACCTTCATCCATTGCATTGCTCATAGTATATGGACGCATTTCTTTTACTGGGTCATTGTATTTTATTGGTGCAAAGATTAAATTGTCCGTAGTAATTTCATTATAAGGTTTCCATTCGACATCCATTTCTTTTGTAAGAACTCTATGAAAGCCTGTGCAATCTAAAAATAAATCACCACTATATTCTTCGCCTGCGTCTGTTACGACAGATGATATGTATCCGTCGGCATCTTTTTTAATCTCAGATATGTGTCCATGTATGTGCTTAACACCCTTTGGTATCGCAACTCTATCTTTAATTAGTTTCGGAAATCTATTTGCATCGATATGATATGTTAGACTTTCCCATGAACCTAACATCAGATTGTCATTCATGTCATAAGGAGACTTACAGTAGTCCATCAAGTAAGTTGCCTCTTGTGTATCTTGTGCAATCTCCCATAAGTTTTTTCTACCATCACGTGCTAATTGAAGCCAATAATCATTCCATTTATCATTAACACCTTCTTTACCTTTAGAGTTGTAAAACAAATCGGTAGTCTTTAATTGATTATAATAACTTGATGCTAAGTGTTCTTCTGGTAAGGCATAAGAAAATCCATAATATGATTCATCAAACTTAGAAGGCCACCAGTGATTAGTAACATGGTCTCTTTTACCTGGAATATTCCAGCCAATAAATTTATTACCAAGTTTGTATATTGAATGTGTATAAGACATCCACTCTCGTTCTTCTAGCCCTATATCACTTAACATAGTTCCTAGGCGAGGTAAGACACTTTCACCAATACCAATAGTTCCTACTTTATCACTTTCAATAAGGGTTATGTCTAGTTCTGGATGTTTTGTTTTTAGCCAAGATGCAGATAGCCAACCGCCTACACCACCGCCGACAACAACTATCTTTTTAACTTTGGTCTTCATTGACTTCTCCGTAGATGCCTTGTATAACATGTCTCTGTATTTTGCCCATCTGATTTCTAGGCAGAGTTTCTTTAGTAACGATTATATCTTTAGGAAGTTCATATGGCATGAGTTTACTTTCTATAGAATTCATCACTAACGATTTATTTATCTGTGGGTCCTGACTACTTATAATTGCTACAATATATTTTTCACCTAAACCTCGTTCTTTAGATATTACACATACTTCATCAACACCGTCTAATACTAATATAGCATTTTCTATACCAATTGGTGATACATTATGACTGTTGATTTTCATTAAATCTTTTCTGCGAGACTTGTAAAATAGTTTATTATACTTGCGTTCAAATACATCACCTGTACACCAAAAACCATCACTGTCTAGTTCTGCATCTGCATTCAGATAGTTGCTCATTAGTAGAGGACTTTTTAACCATAACTGGTCATGTCTATCTAATTTGTATTCATATTGGTCATTGCATTCAAGTTGTAATTTGTGTTCAGTATCTGGTTCAATTAAGAATGTGAATGCTGGAACTTGAGTTTCCGTACACCCATATAAATCTCTGATGGCAGGGACACCTTTACTGAATAGAATGTCTAACATTTCTTCTGGTATAATTGTACTACCAACACTTAGTTCTCTCCAATGAGACATATCTAATTCATTCCATGTCTTTAAATTCTGCATAGCAAGTATCATTGCTGGAACAATTATGCCTATTGTTGGTTTATATTCTTCACATAACTTTACAAATCGTCTAGGATTGAACTGTTCGATTACAACTGTACAACCTTTAATTAGTCCTGGAAGTGCGTATAGATACAAACCTCCTACGGTTGATGGTGGTAATTGAGATAGTATTACATCATTTGAACTCATTTGATACACACTAATACTATTGAAACATGCCATCAAACATCCTGCACTCGTATGTGCAACTGCTTTAGGTTTACCGGTTGTACCACTTGTGAATAATACTGTGTATGTATGGTCGGTTTTCTTAGAATATATCAGTGCTTTGTTATGTGGTTCTAAGGCTAAAGCATCAGCCTCAGTTAGTATAATATGGTCTGGTGAACTTGCTTCTACTATTCCATCTACTACATCTTTTGGCAGATTTGGAAATGTAGGCATGAATGTTACACCGAGAATGTCACATGCTAATACCATTCTAATATAATGATATTCTTTACCACTAGCAAATAATAATCTGTCACCTGGAAGAAATGCAGTAGACATAACGGCAGCCAGTTTTTCTACACTCTCAATAAGTTCAGTGTAGGTATATTTTTTGTCACCACAAATTACTGCGGTTTTATGCCGATGTAATTGTGATTGGTTTTTTATAGTTTCAAATATCATTACACCAGTATACCATAAAAATCAAGGAAAGTCAATAGGGACATACAGTAAAGGAGACTAACATTTCTGTTAGCCTCCCGTCTCCTGTAGTCTAGGATTACCTGATACCCTACGTATCCCGGCAGCCCCCTAGTGGGCTATTCTTTTAGGCGTTATGGGCCTCGATGATAAGTTTACCATGCTTTTTGAAGAAATCTTCAATACAAGGCACTTTACGAGGCTCTAATGGAAGTTTGTAAACTTTAAGAGCAGTACGACCACCTAATACTGTCATTTCAGTATCAAAGTTTTCCATCATAAACTTAAAGAAGTTATTAGCCATGCTATATAACTCATCCATTTTGTCTTTACCGTTACGGTCTACAAAGTCTTTCAACTCGTAACATAGTGAAGTTGTCAACGAGAACATCGCTGAAATCTCACGTGCTTCTGATGAAAGAGTTGTAACTGTACCATCTAAGATATCAGAAGGAACAGGCAACTTACTTGACAAGGCTCTGTGAGCCATAAACTTAGTAGCAACACCATCACCAACTGTACCAGCAATCAAGTCATGTAAACGACTTTGTGAAATTTCTTCACCTTCTTGTGGTAACATTTCAGAAACAAAAGTCCATGAACGAGGAGTAGCAAAGGCTCGGCTCGCCTGACGTGGGTCAAAGTTGAATAAGTCCATCTTGTTAGACGTTAAGAAACCAACCACATCGGCACTGATTTTGTTCTCTAATGCCCAAGTCTGCCAATCTTCGAAGTCAACACCCATTTCAAGGTGAACAAAACGGTTAGCAAGTGGTGAAGGCATACGATATGCAACACCTCGGTCACTTTCACGGTTACCAGCCGCAACGATTAACACGTTATCTGGTAGCACATAAGAACCTAAACGACGGTTTAGAATTAACTGATAAGCCGCGGCTTGAACTGATTGTGGTGCTTGGTTCATTTCATCTAAGAAAAGAACAACACTTTCATATTGGTCAGCAAGTTCTTGGCTAGGCAAATCTGAAGGTGTGGCCCATTCCATAGTACCATTCTTCTCATTGAAGTATGGAATACCTCGTAAATCTGTGGGCTCCATAAGAGCGAGACGAAGGTCAATCATAAACCCAGAACGTTCTTGGGTAATGCTATCTACAATTTCTGATTTACCAACACCAGGAGGTCCCCATATGAATACCGGACGCTTTCGGTTCATAGCGTAATTAATCTCGGCACGTACATCACTAGGACGAACTACTCTCACATCTAAATCGTTTGTTGATACTTTCATAACTTAACCTCTCTATTTAATATACTATTATTGTAACACGATTCGGGGATTTGTCAAGTTTTTCACTTATTGACCCAAATATTCTTTTTTAAGAACCTCTAATTTCGAGGCCGCATCATTAAGGATGAAATCATCTGCCATTTTACAGAAAATAGAATCCCATTCATCACGACCGAAGGCAACATCCCATCCACGCAAACACATGTCTGCATCAACAAAATTCCAGTTGATAGAGTTTCCATCTGGCATTTGATTTTCTTGTAGATTTGCTGATTCGTTGAATTGTTTAACAAAGACTTTGAATTTGTACGGATTAGTCATGTTATTGTCCTCTTAATGATTAACTATACTTATAGTATACATCGATTCGAGGATTTGTCAAGTTCTTAATCAGAATAAAAAGTTTTATTTCGTAGCCATAGTTCTATGTCACCATCAATCATTGAGAGTTCAGCCGCGGCAACTTCTTCAAATAGAACTAGTTTAGACCTGTTTAGATAATATGGTGTTTTAAGATACTTATCAAGTGTAAGTATTTGGTTGCCTGTTCCTATTGCATTTTGTCTATGCTTATGTAAGGTAGTTGAATTCAACTTTAGTTCTATGTTATATTTGGTGAAATGTTTAGAAAGAATATCTCTGCCTAGTGGTGACACTCTAAAGCCGGCATCAGAACGGGCGCTGATAAAGATATCACTAATAGTAATTTCTTTTCTGCCTGCTGTTTTTCCAGTTGTGTGTTTGTTAATATAGTTTATTAACTCTCTCTTATTCACTTTTACAACTCTAGTTTGTCACCCTTGGTAAGTATGTATACCTCGAAATCATCACATCTAAACAATTTATTTAATCGTTGTGCTAAGTTGATTGCGTGTCCAGGATTACTGAATGATACTTTCTTGTATTTTGGACCAGGAAAATTAACCAATGAATTTAGGCTACGTAAGTTAATGGCTACCCCCTTATAAAAGACGGAGTAAACAGCGGTTGCTTTGAGTACTTGCTCACTGCGATATGTTTGATTATCTGTATGCTCTAAGATTATCGTTGGTTTAGGTCTAGCCATATGAGTATCCTCGTATTGATTATACTCTTATTTATCTAATTTCCCCTATAACATACGTATATAATGGTTATTTTAGTTATAGAAAAACCAAAAACCGTTACATATATCAGCATCTGGCCATGTTTCTGACCAACCTTCTGGTCTACTTAAATCGTATACACAACCCCATTGTTTATCTACTCGGTCTTCTTTAACTATATTTGTTATTCTTCTTGCGTATTCGTCTATGTTACTCTCATTTATACCTGACGGACTAACACCTATAGACTTTGTATATTCATTGGTCCTAGAAAAGAATGCAAACTGTTGAATGGCTCTAGTACTAGCATAAGTAAAATAATTTTGAAACCCAATAACACTTTCTATGTGGTCTTGTGATGATACGTCTTTCTTCATTTTCACACAAGATGTATTAGGAAAAGTACTTGTTATAAAGCAAACCTTCACTGGTTTCTTCATATCAGCAGTAGCAGTAAGTAGTTTGTAAAAGAAGAATATATTACTATTCTGTTCTACAAAAAGATTATTAAATTCGTTGATGTTAGTTAAAGGTACAAAACCTGACATATGTGGAAGACGAATATTAACAATCATTTCAATTGGGTTATCATCAACTACATGTTCTTTTATGAATTTATCTGGGTCACTGTAATCTACATTATGTCTACCAAATAGAATAGGCTCTTCTACATTGCTTATAATCTTTTTACTTAATTCTGATGTAGTACCAAATACCCATGTTTTTGTATCAATCATTTTTTTACAAATCCCGATTCATGGTGCAAAGGTTCAGTATAGTATTCTTTTACAGTATCAGACTTTAATGTATTATGTATATCAAATCCATTATCAAAGTAATCTTTAATATATCCTGCAAGTTCTCTATTCTGTAATTTTGTCATATGACAACTTCTAATATTATTGTCTTCTGTCCAATCAATATGCCATGGCCTATCTGGTGCGCCCAAGTTACTTATAAATGATAGTTCGAATATATCTAATAATAATAAATTTTCGTGTTTACGAACAACATCATTTCTCATTGCTTTAGCCATCCACTTCCAACTATCAGGATACATTGCCGTTATGTATTCTTGGTATCTTAGGGCTACTCCATCGTAAGATGTGTCATATGAAGAATAAGTATCGACTGAATTACATATTATTGAACCAGGTACATCACGACCATTCCATAACATTTCTTTATTAGTTTTTTTATCTACAAAGTGGAGTCTACGTGGTTCTGTAGCAATGAATATAACTTTTGAGTATATACTTAAGTCTTTCTCACAAAGTAATTGATAACTGTAAGGAATTGATGAACCTGAGATTGAAAAGTTCTGATTTTCTTCGTTATATAAATCAGAAAGATATGTGGGCCATCCTACATTTACATGTGAGCCATGACCTTCATATGCAAAACTATCACCAAATATTCCAATCATTTGACTACCTTCTCAATTTAAGACCAGCATCTTCCATTGATTCTGGTATAGTAAAATATTTATCTGTGTGCCATTTAATCTCATTATGTATATCAATCCCATTATCAAAGTAATCTTTAATAAGAACTGCTAACTCTATATTTTGTTGCGTACTAAAATGACACACTCTTCCTAGTTCGGCAGTCTCTATATATTTAGTATGCCATTCTTCACCTTTTGGTGTTGTAAACCAAGGAGCCATAGGAGTATTTAATCCTAAAGTAGTTATAGTACCTAGTAATTCTACGTCCAATACTAGAGCATTCTTATGCGAGTGTAAAACATCACCTTTTACTGCTCTTTTAACGAAGTTCCATGTGTCAGGATAAAATGCAGTTATGTTTTCTTGGTATTCTAATACACGTTTGTCTGATAAGGTTAAGTCTATATTAAAGTCTTTGTTATGTTGAATCGACCGAGTTACATCACCTTGAAACTGTATTGATTTGTGTTCTGCGTTATTAATAAGAAGTTGTCTAGTTGGATAGGTAACAACAAAGACAACCTTTGAATATTTACTTAAATCTTGCTCACAGAATTTTTGATAACTATATGAAATAGATGTAGATGATTCACTAAAATTCTCTATTTCTTCATCATACAACTTACCTAAAGCAGATGGCCAGCCTCCTAGATATCCACCTATACTAGTATCAATTTCATCACTAAAACTATCACCAAATATACCAATCATTTATCAAAGGTTCCACCATCAAAAACTTTAGTTGTTCCTGAGTCTTTATCTTTTAGTTCTAGTAATAGTAAAGCAATATCATTTTGAATATCTATTGCATCTTTCATTGGCAATACTATCTTGTTATCGCCTCTTAGATTTATACGTTTGATTGTTGCTAGAAAATCTTTTAAACTTTTATAATCCATCTCGTTTGTTCGCCAATAATGTTTCAGTTTGCATTTCTGATTTCGTTTTAAAAGGTCCTATGAAATCACATGTATTTAGTGTTTCTAGTTTACCGCCATAAAACCATCGCCAGTCACTTGGAAATCTTACTCCATAGTATCCAGCGGCATATCTTACTTTGCTTGTCGCACTTTTGGTATAAGTTGGTATTTGTTTGTCTTTTAGTTCAATTGTTTCAGTATTATATACTACATGTTTAGAAGGATAGCCATCGATATCTGCTGGTGAAGTATTCCATCCACCACGAGGTCCTACTTTGTTTTCATCAACAATCTTTACAGTAGTTTCTTTTGCTTCTAGTATCTTTTCACCAAAACGTGAGGTAAGTTCAGACAATGATATATGCTCGTTAGTTGATAGTTCATCGTCTCTCAAATTCAATTCAAAATCATCAGACGAACAGAAACGTATTGTTCCTATTTTAACTCCTGAATTCTCTACAATCCAAAACTTATCTTTAACTATTTCTTTCGTATATATCATTTAAATCTTTTTAGTATCTTCCAAGTTTCTTTCCAATTCTTTACATTGTGACATTCACTGTACGCATATGGACCATATTCAATTGCTTGTGCAATGCCATAATCGTTGCCGCCCCATTGTATGTTGTCACCAAAGAATATCAACTTATCTTGGAATGTAAAATCCTTTAATATTTGTGCTTTGTCTTTACCCATCTCAATAATATCTAATCCTGTTTCACCTGCAACCTGTGATATTAGACCAAACTTACCAGTAAACTTTTTGTTAAATTCATCAGAAATCTTTTGTCTTTCATTAGTTGTAGTATCAAACTTAACATACTTCTTTCGTTGTACTCTGTTAGCATTTCTACCAACAACACTAAAGTTTAATAGTCCTGGTCTTGCTTCAAAATGATTGCCTGTGGCGATATCAAAATCACTACTAATAGATTTCTTTAATAAGAAAGCATACGCATCACGTGGCAGTTCTAAGTTTTTTGAATTCATTACGCATATACCATTTTTATATTTGGTATTGCCAGAAGAATTGTATACACATTCTACCTTTTCAAATACTTCTTCACCAACTTGTTCTTCTGTTTTACTTCTATCACTTCCTGTAACTAAGTAAACATTATTCCACTTGATGAACTCTAAGAACCATAGTCTAAAGTCTTCATCTATTCTATCTCTACTTGGTGTTAGAGTACCATCTACGTCAAATATAAAATGCATTAAGACGGATACGGATTGTTAAGTATTTTAGCAAGTTCGTCAGGTGACTTAGCAAGATTTTGTAAATCATGTATGCCACAGAACTTTAAGAAGTTCATACCAACACCAGCATTAGTCTTAGGAATACTATTCTCTGCAATAGTTTCATTAAACTTTACTTTAAGTTCATGTGGTTGAGCCGTTAAGTCTACTAGTTTAACATTGCGTTCATAGTCTTCACGGACAGTATGTTCTTCACCATTATGGTCAGTCCAGCGTTGTAACATAAAGTTATTCCAGTTGAAACCACCAGCATCTTTATCTGCGAATGCTTCTAACATACCAATCTTGTTCTTGGTACCTTTCTTACGACAGCCAGGATATGCTGAAAAGATATTATCTGATGTATCGCCACGGACACATTTCTCAAACAATGCCCACTTCGGGTCTACTTTCTCTTTAATCTCACCAGTCTTCTTCTCTTTGATAGGGGTCATATTCTTATCATCTTTAAAGAAACCATCTTTAGTAATGATACGATTTTGTACACCATCATACATAGTTACATTGTCAGTGATAAGTTGAAAGTAATCACTATCGCTTGATACGATAATATGATTATCATTTGGATGCGCCTCAATAAACAAAGCAATCATATCGTCTGCTTCTGCTTCTGGATTTCGTAACATAGTTACATTAGTTTTTGTATCTAAAAACTCTACCATGTCTGCATAGGCATCGAACATGATTTGGTCTTCTTCTTGCTCTCTAACACTCTTAGCCATTTGAGCAACTTTTCTATTCTTCTTATATGGCTCATAGAAGTCTTTACGCCAACTGCGACCTTCTAGGCAGAACACGGCATGGTCTGCATTGAATTTGTTATAACATAGTTTTACACTACTAAGCATAATGTGGTATGCCATACCGATTTTCATATCAATATTAGCACCACGCATTGCTACGTGTTTGGCTCTGTGATACATATTAAACGAATCAACTAAGATATAGGTACTCATGTATTCCTCACTACTGTATTAAAGTTACTACTATTATAACACAACTTGTTAAAATGGTCAAGTTTAATAATATTCTGAAGTATCCTTGTCAGTTTTGACTTTACTAATGATTAGTCCATCTTTGCTATCAGACATTACGCTTCTTCTAATGCCTTCTTCGTCTTCTAAATCATTTAGTACAATGTTCTTACATAAATCATTGAACCAATTATCAACGATTTGTTCTTGTTCTAAACCTTCATAGCCATTCTGTGCAAGATATTCTACGAATTGGTCGTTGAAATCTAACTCAAAGAAACCTTGTCCTGGTTTATCTTTGTCTAATTCCATACCAATAACTCGAACATACTGTTCACCTTTATGTGTAGCCATGTTCTTGTCGTAAGTATGTTGGTCTGTATGACCATACTTGAAATTGATTTCTTCTAGTGCAATTGCTTGTTCTTTTTCATCGGTGATGCGCCTAGCAATCGCTCGTTCTTTTTCTTCTGGCGTGCCAAACCATGAATTTGGATTAAGTGTCTTTGCCATAATATTTCTCCTTTTCAATTGTTACCATCCAATCTTTTCCCATGGTACATCTTTGTTGCCAAAGTGTCCGTAGATACAGTTTTCACTATAACCATAAAACTTGAATAAATCAAATCTATCAATGATACCCTTTGGTGTTAGGTCAATGTTTTCTTCGATAAACTTTTGAATAGTTCTGTTGTGTCCATTACTATCTATATAGATACTTGTTGGTTCTTTTACACCAATAGCATATGACAATTGAATTTGACACCAATCTGCCATATTGTCTGCTACAACATTCTTTGCTAACCACCGTGCCATATAGGCGGCACTTCGGTCGACTTTTGTGGGGTCTTTTCCACTAAAAGCACCACCACCATGGGGAGCATAGCCACCATAAGTATCAACGATAATCTTACGCCCGGTGAGTCCTGTATCACCATCAGGACCACCAATGACAAAATTGCCTGTAGGATTGATATGCCATTTAGTATTGTCATCTATTAAATCTCCCATTACACTATTGACTGCTTCTTTCACTGGTGCTTTAAGACTATGCATAAAGCCCTGTTTATGTTGTGTACTTACTACAATTTGGTCTGCTCGTTGAACACGACCACCAACATACTGAATACTTACTTGAGACTTAGCATCTGGAAGTAAGAAATCATATCCATCTAATCTAAGTTCTTTTAGTTTCTTTAGAATTTCATGTGAATAGTAAATTGGTGCTGGTAGCATTGCATCGTTTTCATTAGTTGCATAGCCAAACATAATGCCTTGGTCACCTGCACCAAAGTCATCAGTACCTAATCCAATATCACCTGATTGTGAATGTATTTCATTATAGATATTTAAATTATCCCAATGAAATCCTTCTTGTTCATAGCCAATTTCTTTAACTTTATCTCGTATAATATCTTTTACATTATCTACGTTAAAGTTCTTTACTTCACCCGCTACCGTTACGTGGTTAGTGGTTACAAGTGTTTCGATAGCAACACGAGTAGTTTCATCACCATTCTTTAGTCCTGCATCAACTAATGCATCACTAATCTGGTCAGAAACTTTATCTGGATGTCCATCGCTTACACTTTCGCTTGTAAAAATATAGTTGTTCATTTAAACCCTTTTATGTTATTGTTCTTGGAGTATAGAGTATACATCGTAGCCTTCGTCTCGTAACTTAGCACCACCACCTAAAAACTCTAGTTCCATTATACTTAGTATACTACTAATATCAGCACCAAATCTATCAGTTAATGTAATCACAGCACCTAGTGTCCCACCAGTTGCAATAACATCATCTATGACCAGAACTTTGTCACCTCTTTGTATTGCACCTTTCTGTAGATGTAATTCATCAGTTCCATATTCTAGTTCATATTGTGTAAAGATAGTTTCACCTGGTAGTTTACCTTTCTTTCTAGCCATAGAAAATGGTATACCAGTTTGTGAACTTAATGCACCTGCCATAGGAAAACCACGAGCATCTAGCCCAATGATTTTGTTAAATTGAATATTGTTTTCTTCAATATAGTCTGAAAACAAAGTCATTACATGTTGAAGACCTTGAGGTGCATTAAATATACTAGCCATATCCTGATAGAGAACACCAGGCCTAGGATGGTCTGGTATTACTCTAATCAAATTTTGAATAGTTTTTGGTGTAGGTTTTATAATAGTCACAAGTTTCCTGCTAACTCTTCTTCTAGCCGTAGAATTTCTTCTTTTAGATGCAACTTCTTCAACTTAAGTTTAGAAACTACTAGGTCTTCAGTACGCATATTGTATGCAGTAGTTATACCGTTGTCTAGGTCTCTGTGTTGTTTCTTTAAATATATGAGGCGTGTACGTTTCTTTTCGTCAACGTCTGGTCTTACGGGTGTAGTCATTTGCTTCTCCTATATTAGACCTCTCTGATGTATTTATAATTTAGTTACCTGCTTTTGCTGGTAAAATATATTCATACATACCCAATCCACTATCAACTGCAATCATCATAGCACCTTGGTCTGAAATCTTCATGTTCATTGTGCTTGTGTCACTTAGTTTAAGAATAGTTAGAACTGTTGACAATGGGAATGACCAACCTGTCTTTAGTTCACCCTCTACGTTACTTGCAAATGGAAGTTCTACTTTATCTGTTGAACTATCACCAATAAAGAATACTAAGTTGCCGTTAACTGTTCTTGCAGTAAGTAACGGGTCAAAAGCACCAAGAATACCTGCAAAGTATTGTAGGTCTTTGATTGCTTTTTGTGTAGGCATAATCTCTACATTCCATGCCGCACCACGAAAACTTGCAGTTTTGATTTGTGCGTCTACTAGTTCTGATACGATTACACGATACGAACTATCGAAGCCACCTGGCATTGAGAAGTTTAGTTCAGTAGTTACATCTTCACCATTACGTGTTTCTGTACCAACCTTGACTTCAGATTGTACCATGTTGCCTTCTTTGTCTTCACTGCTATAACTAAGTAGTCCGTTAAGTACGCCTAGTCTACCTAGACCAAACTTACCTTCGAATTCAGCAACAGGTGAATGTAGTTTACCACGCAAAACAACAGTACGGTCATCGTCCATTGCATCGATTGTAGTTCCTTCAGCATCTGTTGTCACTTTAGCCGCTTGGATAATTCCAAGTGAGTGTGTATGTTTTACAATATCTTTTAAAATATCACGCATGTTTAGTTCTCCTGATTGATTTCATTAATTATAACATATTCCATTACCGTTTGTCAACCTATAATTGACTTGGTTTTCTTACTTTGTTTAGGGTTATCTACCCAATAAATCGTATTAGGGGGTAAAAACCCATGCATAAACCAAGCATTACCAAATGTTGGATTACCCTTTCCTGTAAAGTCTACACGATTATTATATACAAGTGTAGACATACCATGCTCTATAAACATTCTACCTCGTTTCCCACCTTGAAAACTCGTTACAGGCAATAACAATGCGAATGGTTTACCTAGGGCATAGCAGTGTTCTATAAACTTATCTTTGATACTATATGGTGGATTAGTTATAATTCCATCATACACATCATCTGGCTCACAATCGAAAAAGTCTTTACCCTCACTTGGTACTATCTTATATCCATTGTTGTTAAAGCCATCTACGATTAGATTAGATGTTCCACTAGTCGCTTCATAATAAGTTTTATCTTTATCGATGTATTTCAGAAGTGGTTGAACTTGGTCAGATGGTGTATAACATTCATCTGACTCTTTGTTTCTCGCCCGTCTCTGAATCAAGTCTGTGTAAGTATTGCTCATTATAAATCAAACAAGTTGTCAAAAGTTTCGGATGCATTTGCATCACTCATATCCCAATTCAAAACACCAATCAAGTTGTCTAACTTCTTATCAACAATCGTTTGTTCCATTAACTCGTGGTCGAATGGCAAATCCTGAAACCATTGTGGTATCTTTGTAGCATCAATTGGATATGCCACACTCTTTAACTTGAACGTATTTGGTTTTAGTTTACAAATGATACACTTCATACCATCTACAATCTCTACTGCATACTTGTCTTGGTTAAGTTCACGTAACATATTCCAGTTCAATGCGGCTGACACGTGACCAGGAAGATGTACTTTGTCTTTCTTAGATGCATCACCACCTATACTCACATCTTTAGCCATTGCCTTCTTAGCGGCATTCACACGGTTCTTATATGAAGTCAAATTGTTCACACGAGATTGAGAACCTTTTTCCCAACCTGGCTTTGCTCTAAACTCTTTCTTAAACTCTTTGACCATTTTAATGACTTCTTCACGTGTTCCTTCAGTCAATACTTTCAGTAGAACTTCACTGAGAAAATCTTGCATATAACCAGGAGTATCAGAACGTTTAAGGTCAAGACCCATCGCTTTAATCTTTCCTGGTTTGCCATCTATATCACGGCGTTCGCCATCATCATCATAGATAAGCATTGCATATCGTTTCTTCTTAATAAAGATACCTTGTGTGGCACAGTTCTCACGACCAGCAACGATAATCTCGCCTTCTTTTCTAGGAACATTAAAGAACGTTTTCATAAAGTCTGGAAAACTAGCATTCACTTGATTTGCTACTTCGTCATATAACTCTAAGACCTTGTCTTTAGTCCACTCTATAGAACCATCATCAATCTCTTGCTGGTACACGGGATACATTGAATAGTAAATGGAGTCTGTATCACCATATATAACTGCTGGACCTTTATAGTCGTAATGACCTGCGATAACTTCATTTGTTTTCGCACCCATATGTCGAGTAATACAACGACCCGTAAGTGTTGTACTCTGACCAATACGCTTATCATAGAAACGACAACCTTGGTTCAACAACGCACCATACAGAGAGTTCAAGTTAATCTTTTTAACTAACTGTCGTTTATCCCAGTAAGCGATTTGTTCTTTATCACCATCTGCAATAGCCTTCTTTTTGCTTTGTTGCATCACTTGTCGTTCTGCATACCAACGTTCTAACAAACTAGGGACAATACCTTGTACGTCTTGTTTGAATATAGTGCCATTTGCAGTCACAGTCCAGTTCAATCCGCTATTGAATATCAAGTCATATGCTTCTGCACCAGATACTGTTTGAGTTGTTTTCATGTCTTCGTATGGACTATCTTCTAGTACTAACGTAACTCTACTTGCTTTGTCTTTCTCATTTAGAACACGAAACTCTTCTGAACTAAACGTTTCATCCCATGCTTGAGAAGACCCATATGTTTTAGCACCAGTTTTTCTGCCTTCTTTAATTCGGTCACCAATCATCTTTTCAGTCAAATCTGGTCTTAGTTGTCCAGCGATAGTTTCTGGCGACATATTCATTGCACGAATAACTGATGGATAAAGAGAGTTGATATCAATACCTGCAACCCACTTCTGTAAACCTTTCTTAGGAACTGCCACGAAAGCACCTGCGGCCTTTTGCATTTCTAAGTCATGTAATTCTTCATCACTCAAATCAACATCATCATCTGACCATTCACGTCTTTTTCTGTCAGGAACAACCATGCCTCGTCTGTGTGCTTCGTTAATGATTGCTTGTTCAGTAACAGCAACAGCACCCATTGTTGTTTTGATATTCACTGTATTATCGTGTGCAATCTCATTTGCTAATTCGATAAATCTTAGTTTCTTATCAATCTTATCAAGTAGTGCAACGTCTTGTCTGTTATAGGCTACGAATTTGTAGAAGTCATTGTTATATAACTGGTCGAGTGTGCCATCATATGCAACTTTTTGTTCACCTACTTCATGTTCACCAATCGTATCAAGTGCATATGAATGCATTTCGTGGTAAGTATACTTACGATAGAGTTCTAAGTAGTCGAGGTGAATTCTACCAAACAAGTCAAATGTTTCTTGTTCTTTACCATATTTTACAATCTTACGTTTCTGAGGTACTAAATCCCACAAACACATCTTGCGTGTATGTGACTTACTCAGTACTCTAGTAATTCGATTAACAGTATATGGAATATCATAACCTTCAGAGTTCCAACCAGTCAACACATCAGCATCTTCAATCACATCTAAGAAGTCATTGAGCATATCTGCTTCACTTAGGTATAGTTCTGTGTTTTCGAATTGTGAACAAATGCGTTGTGCCTCTTCTAAGCCTTCGCCCTCACGCATACCCTTTGGTGGGATTACGAGTGTGACAAGTAAGTCAAGCCATTGTAAATGAACCGTAATGGCTGTGATTGCCATAAACGGGTCACTAGGGTCAGCGAAGCCTTTAGTCGCATCAAAGTCAGTCTCAATATCGAAGAAAGCAGTATTAAGTTTTGGTGATTCTACGCCGTTGTAGTTCTCACTCAAACACTTAACTTCAGGCTTCATATCACTTTCGTAAAATGTTTTGCCTACGTTTATCTTTCGTTCTTTATGGAGGTCTTTGAGACGTTTACATTTGATTTGACGAACTTTATCACCGTGAATACTTGTGTGGTCACCACGTGGGTCTTTCACATAGAAAGTACGCCACGCTGGATAATCACTGTAAACACGTTTACCTTTAATTCGTTCTACAACTTGAACAATGTCTTTGTCTTTGTTGTAGAAAGCATCTACATAACTCAAAGAGTGCGACCTACTGTTTCTAGGATAGTTTCCATATCTTCAAAGTCGGCACGAGTCTCTGCTAATTTGGCTTTGTGTGCCACAGATATTGCTTTGTTCAATACTGATGGTTTAACATCGATTTCTTCAGCAATTGCTCTTACAGTATCACGTAATCCACCTTTCAGGTCTTCACATTCTTGTAGAACCAAACAACCTTCGTTCACTAATTGAATGAGTTTTGCTTTTTCTTCTTCGTTAATTGCGTCAATTGACATATAAATCTCCTATAAGTTGGACAATAAAAAAGAGTGCTTTTACACACTCTTTATATATTAACATAAGTGACTTACAAAGTCAATAGGTTTTTATGATTATTTGTCAGCGTCCTTGATTGCTTTTTCAATCATGTCTTGTGCGAACTGTTTGGATGCTGGTAAGAAACCAGATGAACCTGCCGCAGTTTTCATAATACCGCCAATACCACCGACTTTCTTTTTCAAGTCAGCAACTGTACCTTTAACTAGGTCCTTCTTTGCATCGCTTCTAGCACCTTGAGTTTTGCCATTTTTAGCCATGTTTCTAATCATTTTGCCTTGTGGACTATTTGCATTGTACTTAACGCCTGATTTGGCTTTGAGACCAAATGCCGCTGTATCTGCCTTGTTTGCTAATTTTCCAACTGCACCTGCGGCCTTCTTAAGACCACCAGCAACTGCTGTTCCTACTGCAGGTAATGCCTCATTCTTATCCCAGTTGAATTTACCATTCTTAAATACACCGTATTCATCAGGTTCATCGCCACCTGTTGATATAAGATTAAGTCCTTCTGGTTCTAAACCGGCTTTCTTAACAAGTTCTAAGAACTTATCTTTGATTGGGTCACCTTCTTCATTTGCGCCAATGTAATCATCATATTCTTCTACCTTTTTGCCATCTTTATATACATCAATCATATAAAAACTTTCACTGTAATCATAATATACATTCGCATAATTATCGCCTAATATGTCGGCTTCATTTACTGTTTCATTTAAGTCTGGCTCACGGTTTATAAAATCCTGTATTACATCTGCATCTAAGGCAGATAGTAATCTATGCATTACTTTTGGATAACCATGTTGTTTAATCATGTCGTATACTGGTTGTGTATAATATCCGCCTGCTTCTTTAACTGCATTAAGTTTTTTGCCTTTTGCTTTTGCTGAAGCATTCATACCTGAACTTTGTGCCGCATTACCAATAGCACTACCAGCCGCATTTGCTGAACCCATTGCTGCCGCACCGGCTGCCTTTTTAGCAACGTTTTTAACTGCCGCACCAGCAACTTTTCTACCGATAGCGCCTGCTATCGCACCAACTAATGGTAAAATCTCATCAATACGTTTGCCTTCTGCAATACCTTCTTTAAGTTTGCTAAATGCAAAGTTTGACATTCTAAGCATGCCTTCTTTAGTTCTTAGCATATTATCAATTTTTTCTTTGTTAGCATCGTTTACAGCATTGTATACTGCCACAACGGCTGATGCTGTATATAAATCTACTTTCATCTTGCCATCGTCAAATTTGACTTGCATATTTTGTTTGTCTGCTACAATCTTTTTAATTGTATCAATTGCTTTATTGCTACTCTTTGGTTTCATATCCATAACTTTTAAGAATTCATCTCTAGCCGCAATTGCTTCTGCATCTTCTTCTTTAAGTGGCTTGTCATAGAAAGGTTTTTGTTTCTTAGATGCTTCACCTAAGTTCTTTTCAGCATATGCTTTTACGTCTTCTGCACTACCATGAAATGAAACTTTATATCCACCATAAGGCGATTTGATTAGTTTGCCATCTTCGCCTCTGTGTATCTGCTTTCTCAAGTTAAATTTCTTATGTGCGTTTGCTTCGCCTTCAGGTTGGTAATCTGATATAGTAACTGTTTTTCCATCGTTACTATAACTTTCGTAAAATTCTTCTTCAGATTCACCGGCTGCCATTTCTTTACAATCACCACATCTACCATGTCCATCGTTATAGTCCATCATAGGAGCACCACAGCAATTACTTACCATGCCTTCTGAATCAGCGTACTCATCACCTGGAGAATATGATTCAACAAATACTTCTACCATGTCATCGCCATTACGCAATGCACCTTTTTTAACTTTTACGTTTTCTTTACCGTATTCTTTTTCTGCTTCTGCTGGCGACATACTAGTTTGTTTCCAACGCTTTTCTGCTTCATTTACAGATTCTTTAATACGAGCATCTAACTGAACATCATCATAGCCTTGTGCTTTATATTTGTCGTATAATCTGACTGCTTCGTCATATGGTAAATAATTATCACTGACTTCAGTACCGCCAACCCAAACAGAATATTCCATTTCAGAACCTTTTACTGTTTTGTCATATTCTTCTTTAGACATATCACCATGATAGTCGTCATAAGATTCTGCTTGATGTGACTTATTACCGTATGTTACACATGGGTCTTGACCACAACCACAGTTCTTATCTGACTTTTCAGCAACGTGTTCTACATCCGCTAACATTGGTGTAACACCAGCAGTTGATTTTAATTTCCAATGTTTAGCCGCATTCTTTGCCGCATCATAAGATGATACTGCATGAGTTTCATATTTGCCTTTTTTAGCGTGAAAGACCACGTAAGGACGTTCTTTTTGTTCTATCATTTGTGTCAATTTCATAAGTCTTCTACCTTTTAATCATTGGAGTTTTGACTGGATGCTTGTATGATAAATTGCCTACATCAGCACTATATCCCATCTTAGCCTTCTTTTTCTTGCTCTTTTTCTTTTTACTATATACACTAGCCGAAGGGTCACCGCCACCTAATGGAGATGCCACAGTTGCGATTGCACCTGCTGTTGTTTCGCCTATAACTTCATATATTTTCATAATAGTATTTATCTAAATTGTCATTTAACTAGTTCATCGAAGTGCGGGAATTCAGATTTGAATGATATATTTCGTCTATTTTCTAATCTTTTAAATTCATCTGAAGCATTTTTCTTCATCTCTGTAGTGACATTCGCATTCAAAATTTGATTTCTGAGTGACCTCAGCATAGTAATATACTCATCTTTCTTATAAAGATTGGTCATTTCATTCTCCATATATTCTATCTGCTCTGTTACAGCATCTGCATGATAATTATTTAGCATTGATATGGATAAGTGCTGTGGGTCTTCTATATAGTTGATTAAAAACCACACAACAGATTTGTATTCATGTTTTGCCAGTTTTTTATTAATGTATACAAGAAAGTCTTTGAAATACGGCAGAGATAAGGCATTATGGGCACAACCAAATCCTATAACTAAATTCTTCAATCTTGCTGACTCTGTTAAGAACATATCTAAGTTATTGTCCCACGTTTCAAAGTTTAGACCCCATCGAATTAGTTCTGCTCTCTTATCAATTGCTTCTCCAGATAACTGCATAATATATATTATGTTAGGAGTACGTTCAATTAACTCAATAAATTTCGTAAATTTCTTTTCAGGAAAAGCCATGCCAGTTGTGATTGTAACTGTTACTTCTTGTTCAGATTTTACATGGAATTTTGAAAGGTATTCTAGGAATACATACATGTGGTCAGTAAAGAAAGGCTCACCACCTAATAGACTGATATTGATATATGGTTTATTTGTTAGTTTGGTATTGAAATACTCAGCCAGTAAATCCATTACTTTATGAAATATTTCATCTTCAGTATCAGGATGTCGTTGTTTTAATTCTTTTTGCCACCTCGAACTAAGTTGTGGTCCACAGTATACACAGGCTAAATTACACTTGTTTGTCAGTTCAAGTTCAATAAAGGTAGCAGGCGTATCATAATCAAATTCAACAGAATGATTAGTATATAATGTTCTATGACTTTCTCCAGACCTATCTTCTGATTCCCAACATACGTGACAATCTGCACATCTTATACCAGTTGCTAGTTCTTTTTTTCTCTTTTGAAGAATTGGATGATTGAAAAGAAAATCTATACCTTTATTGTTTAAGATATCTAAATCAAATGTAGTTTCTTTTGTTTGTTGTTCAGTTAAGTTTGTCTTACAACACCAACTAACTGTTTTCTTGGGTAACGATATGATAATATCATTCCAAGTTTTATAACACATGGTATCTTTGTTATACACTTGTGAGCCTTTTATCGTAAATTTTTCTTAGGTAACCCGTCTTTACTGACTTTATTACCGAACTTAGCGGCTTGTTTCTTAATTTCGTTAGGTCCAACATCAACAGTAGTATTAATTCCTGGTACGACTTTACCCACACCATACTCTGTTACACTCTTTTTTACGGCATCGAACTTTTCTGCCATATCATCTTCTAATGCATCAAATATAGATTCTTTATTAATACCACGAGATTTTGGTCCACCTCTTTTACGAGTTGATTGTAGTTCTGCTTTTGTATCAACGACTGATTTCATCATTAATTGTAAAACATCTCTATCTAATAGACTTTGTATTTGTTCAAAGTCGCCTCGTTCTGCCATCTTAGTAAGTTCTTTAAGTTTGCCAACTATACTGTCTTCTATTTGATTAAGCATAAGTCTGCCATATCCTTGAATGTATACTTCAGGATTATTAGGGTCTTCTTTGTTCCACTGCCAAATCTCAGATTCTTCGCCTATGTAGGCTTTGACTGTTTTAATGCCCTGTGCCTTATATGCTTGAAGTCTATGATTACCATCTAATATATATCCGTCGTTGCCTATTACCATAGGTGGGAATTTTGATAAATCTGCTTGTTTATATTTTTCAATATTAGCCTGACTCATTCCGTCATTGTTAACGGCTGTTGGTATCTGGTCAACTTGTACATCTTTAAGTGTAAACCCTTTATGAGATAGAACAAACTTTGACCAATCAGAGTTTGGGTTCATTGCGCCCGTATGTGTGCCTTGCATTTCTTTTGATAGTTTTGTCAACATTTGTTGTGATGACATTACTGAAGGACTTTCTTCTATTGATTCTACTGGGAATTCTTTGTTAGATGTTTTAAAGTCTTTCTTACGCATAACAGTTTTAACAATCAAATCTAATTCATTGTTATCTCTATCCCATCTTAATGCAAATGGCATATTGATATCTGTCTGTAAATCTTTCATTACTGCTTCAGCATCTGGACCCATCTGTGCGATTGGCTTACCCCAACGTTTGTATTCTTGTTTGAATAGGCGTGTTAGTTCACTACCAGTAATTTGCTCACCGTTACGGTCATCGTTTACTCTGTCTAAGAAGTGACGTGTAAATTCTACATCAATACCAACTTTGCCAAATATTCTATCAGCGAATACTTCTAATGCATCCAAGTCAGACTGTGTGATTTTCTTATCTAATTCATCTAGTCTCATTATAATTCACCCTTTGCATACTCTTGGATATCTGGTGGGATGCCCATGTCTTTTATCGTATTGTTATTAGTAAATGCTGTGAATATATTCTTTTGGTCTTCAGGTGGTAAGTTCTTCTTAATTGCAGTAACTAATGTCTCATAACTATATAGGTCTTCGCCATTATCTAGTTTTAAATTCTTTGCAATCGAGTCTGCTGTCTTCCACGGACCATCGATAATTTTATTATTGTTCTTCTTAGTGTATCCATTGCCTGATGCTTTTGGAACTGGTCTACGCAAAACTCTTACTAGTCCATCTCTCGGACTAAACATAAATCTTTTTGATTGAAGTGGTCTACCGTCATCAATTGTTTCTTCACTGTTTTCTATATCTAAATTACCAGCAATTGAGGCAATCATTAGATTACGATAAACGCCTTTATACTGGCTATCTTTTTCATTTGGTGAATGATAGTAAGTCTTTAACCAATCTGGGTCACCTGGCATGAAATCAACTTGAACATATCCAGTTCTTGGTCTACCGTCATCTTTGCTCTCATCAAAGTCCATGATTTTAACTTTTGTCATAATCACACTTGACTTTGCAATGTCCATTATTTGGCTACTTTTTTTAAGTCTTTCTACGAATTCTGGTATCTTGTCTGCATCAATCTTTAATGCAACATCAATGTCGCCGCTGAATTCTCTTTTACCAACA